TTTTGTAATAATTTCTATTTTCATAATTTTATAATTGTTATTGTTAATAATACTACTGCTAAAATGATTGTTCCTATTAATACTTTTGTTGCTGTTTTTAAAACAAAGTCTAATTCTTTTTTTTCTTGTGGTGTCATAGTTTTATTTTAAATTTTTCATCAATCCATTGTTCAAATGTTTTTGGTACATAACTGCTGCTAAAACATTTTCTCATTTCTTCTTGAGCATCTTGGTAACATTCTTTTAATTGTGATACAGTATAAATGTTTTTTAATGCTTCTTTATATCCTTTAATAAATCCATCCCTTTGCAAATTTGGTGTATAAGGATTAATTTTACCATTTACTTCTACTTCAGTATTTGGAAATACTTTTTCTGCTAATTCTTTAAGTTCCATCTTAAATTACGTTTAAAAGGATTAATGAACCAGTGAAAAATGCTAACCATAATGCTAATGCTAATGCAAAGTTTTTTAATAATGTTTTCATAATGTTTGTGTTTTTAATTGTTAATTGTTTAGCAAATATAAACAAGTTATCAATATAAAAGTGTTAATGAAATGTTAAAGTTTTATATTGTCCCAAATATTCATTAAATATGGGACAAAAAAAGGATAGTTGTTAAACTATCCCTGATTTGCAAATCGCAATTTGTGTTGTATTGCTCTTATCTTATCATTTATTTTTTCATCATTTAAACCTTTTAAATAAAGTGATTGTCTTTTCTTAATTAAATAGTTTAAAGTATATTCTAACTCTAATGCATCAAATGTTATTTGTTCTGTTCTATCCATTGTTCTTGTTCTTGTCTTAAATGTTGTAATTCTCTTTCTAAATAGTCTATTGCTTTTTCTAAATCTTTTATATGTGTGCCTTTGTGTTTTGCTCTGGCTACATACTTTATTACATTTCCTTCATTAAAGTTTAAATCATAATCTTTTATAAAGTCTATAACATCATAGTTTTTTTTGTTGTCGTAGTGTAATGGTACTCCTATCATAATTGTATATCTTTTAATTTTAATTCTTTTGCAAAATTTTCTATTTCTTTTTTAACTTCTAAATAAAATTCATATAATGGAATATTACTACTATCTTGTTCAGTATGATATATTATTAAATCAACTGCTATTAAAGCACATCTTTTGCTTTCATCTAAATTTTGATGAAATAAAAATTCACCATTAACTTTATCGTGAGTAAAATTAAATTTACCTATCAATTCTATTGCCTTCTCTTTTGCTGTCATTTTGTAAATCTTTTAGCGTGAAACTTATATAATTCCATTGTTTTTTTTAATCCTTCATATTCTGTAAAATGTATAATTTCATCATTTTCTTTGTAAAAAAACCATTCTTTATAATTTGATATTTGATATTTTATAACATTAAATCTATTTGAAATTCTTGAAGGTGTAATAACATAAGCTAAATCATTTTTCCAACATAAACTCATTGCATCAACTTCATCTGGTTTAGGTACAAACTTTTCTTCTTTAACTTTCGCCATTAGTTACATTCTTTTTAAATATTGATTTTAATAAAGTTGGATGCCAACCTTGTGATAAACAAATATCATAAAGTATTTTTCCTAAATCATCAATATTAATATCATCAAAAGTTTCTATTGTTGATGTTTTTCCGTAAGATGTATATTTTATTTCCATTAGTCTATTCTTAAAAATTCAGCATTACCATTTTCCATAAACCACTCTTTATTCTCTTTGTACTTATCTACTACTGCATCAATCATTACCAGTTCATCTATTGTTGATGTTTGTAATTTAGTTATAATATTTTCTATTGACCTTAAAATGTTTGTAGTCATTTCTGGGTCTGTTTTATAAATGTTTGTGTATTCTAAAAACACTATTTGCTCAAGTTCTTTGTTTAGTCTATTAATTAAGTTCTTAATTGTTTGCCTGTATTGTGTTGTAAAAATTAAACTTTCATTAGCTTCAAGTAATAATTGTGCTAATAATACAGATTTTAAATACTCTAACTGAATTGGATTTTCTTTCATAATATTTATTTTTTAAATGTTTCGTTGTAGTATTGTTCTTTACTTAATGGATTAGCAAAATAAGCGTTATTAAATCCTTGTTGATAAGCATCAATAATCTGTTGCTTTTCCATTTCTTTTGCTTGTTTAATTGCAATTTGTTGTTGGTCAAAATCACCTTTTACTAATTCTTCTAATAACCATTCTACTGCTGTTTGTTTCATAATTGTTTTGCTTTTGTTATTTCTAAATAAGTTACTTCTTTATCTATTTTTTCTCTATTGTTAAAATATGTAGTAGCTGGATTTTTATTGTTTATTTCCCAATGTGGCTCAATCAAATGTAGATTAAAACTATAAACTCCTTTTGGTGTTGAATTAATATATATTGGTATATCTAAATGCTTTTCACATTCTTGCATCATAGCATCATATTTACTTTTTTCTAATAACAAAGTTTTATAATGCGTTTGTCTACATTTTAATTCAATTCTATGTGAAGTTGATGGACTGTAACAATCCCATCTACTCATTTGATTTTTAGCTTTAACTAAATCGGGATATATATTTTCCACTAAATAGTTAAATAAATCAATTTCTTTCCAGTTATTCATTTACTTCATAAGTATCATAAACTTTGCGTAAATCACTCATAATAGTTCTCCAGCAGCTTGAACAATTTGAACTATCTAATTTTGCATTAAATACGTTTAAATAAATATCTTTAATTGTGTGCTGCTGTTTTGGTGTTAATTGATTTACTCTATTGTCGTATAATACTTTTAAAAACAAATATTCTTCTTCTTTAAGACAATTTACGTTTCTTCTATATGGAATTAAATTGTTTAGTTTTTCTTTTCTTGCATCACATTTACAATCTATTCCTGTTGCTTTGCTAAATAATTCAACTACTGCTTTAATACCAGTTGCTTCTGTAATTTGTTCAATAGTGTCACCTAATCCTGTTGCTTTCTTTTTTCTTCCCATTAGTATATGTTGTTATAATCGTTACTTAAATAATCTTGATAATCTTTCATAAACTTTGTGTTTAATACTTCTTTGTAGTTTTTAATTGAATGAAATATAGAAATCAAACTAATACTTGTTTCTTTTGCAATATCACGCATACTCATATCAGTATCTCTATACAACTTAAACAGTTTCTTATCATACCAATGCCAGTTTTCAATTTCTTCATCAATCATTAAGCAAATATCATTGTATGCTTTGTGTTCATTTATGTTGCTTTCATCACTTAAATTAAACAAAGTATCTATTCCTATTTTATCTACTTTATTGCGTTTATTTAGATACTGAAAGCATAAACTTTTAATTGTAAAAAAAACATAACCTTTACGCACATTACCTTTTGCATCAATTATCTTATCAGCATCAGCATATTTCCACAAAGCAATATAAACTTCTTGTACTATATCTTCTGCATAATCATCTACTTTATAAAGGTTAGCAATTTTCACCCATTCTTTATGATGTTGAGCAACTTGTTCTAACCAATAGTTTGTAGACAATTCCATATTAATACATTTTAATTGTTATTTTACCAGTCTTTACATCTGATGCTTCTTTTACTTTAATCTTCAAATCTACTTCAGTTAATTCAGTATCTAATTTTAATATAGAATTAAAAGCATTTTGTATTTCATTCCAATTTGCTTTGTCATCAATTTCATTCAATTCATACAAATATTCTAATTTATTTTTCAAATCTTTGAAATAACTTATTAACATTGAATTATCTGAATTTAAAACTAACATTCTTGCAGCAGATGTTTGTAATTCTAAAATATGGTGTTTCATTGTATATTTCATCTTAAAATATATCTTTTAATGGGTCATAAAAAGCACCTTCAACTTGTGGTAATCCAAAGTTATTTACTTTAAAGTTAAAATCTTCAAATGGTGCATTTCTACTTCTTTTACAACTTACTTTAACTAATCCTTTATTAACTGTGTTTAACTCTAAACTGATTTGTGTTTCTGTTTTCTTTTCCAAGAATGAACCTAAATGACCTGTTGGCTTATCAGTTCCAAAATTACTATGTATAACTGTTACAATATGGCAATCTAATTCTTTTGTCCATTTCATTAGCTTTTGTACTACATTATTACTTTCTTCAATATTGTTTACATCACTACATAAATCAGCTATACCATCAATAATAACTAAACCTATGTCTTTTGCATCTAATCTGTCATAAAGATAATGTTCTATTATTTCTATTCTGTCATTAAAACTATATTGCCTTAAAGCTAATGTATGATATTTATCTATGTTCTTTAATCCAGCCATTTCTAATGGTCTTTTAAATACCATTTGTGCGTGAAAATTACCTTGTTCAGTATCAAAATGTATTAAGTGTTTATCATTTCTATTTGCTTTTAAATCACCACAAAATTGATGTAAATCTTCTGCTAAATATATTGCTGATAATAATGATACAAAAAATGTTTTTTTACTTTTTGGTGGTGCTTGCACAAAACTAAAGTTCCCATAAGTTCCAATAGGCACTGGAAATATTATTTCACCATCTTTGCTTTCATAACTTTTAAAACCAAATGATATTGCTGGTTTTGGATGTTCTACTTTTTCTAATGGATTTAATATAGCTTCATCAACTATAAATTCCATCATTAAACGTTTTTCTTGTTTTTGTTCTTTTGTCATTGTTTTTGTTAAAAAAAGGGTAGCTTTTACACTACCCAATTAAATTAAAATGGTAAGTCACTTTCAACTGTTGCAGCAGATGCTTTCTCTTTTTTAGGAGCAGTTTTGATATTACCATCAGTCCAAACTACATTTCCATT